ATGAAAAAGAATGTTTTTTCGTTTGCGACTTCTAGTTTTGGATATGGAATAAGTAAAGTTATGGATATAAATGGTAGTAATATAAAAAAAATAAAGATAGGAACGTTTGTGGATGATGCAGCAAGCCTTTCAAATGATTGGATTACTATTGGAAATGATATTAGAAAGGCTATGTCGGATTATGAAAGAAACCCAGCTCAATTCAAAGTCAAGTAATGATTTAAATAACATCGAAAATGAGTTTGACAAAATGCCAAAAGAAGAACAAATAGAATTTGTTCAGATGGCTATGCAAAAATCATTCAGCGGTCCATTACCACCATCTGATGATTTTGCAAGATATGAACAAGTAACACCTGGAGCAGGTGATCGTATATTAAAGATGGCCGAAGATCAGGCAAAACATAGACAATCACTAGAAATGAAAATGCTAAAAAGCGAAGTTCGTAGTACATTGATTGGGCAAATTATGGCTTTTATCATTTGTATAATTGTTTTGATAGCTGGTATATATTTTGTTTTAAAAGGCATGAATGGCAAAGGCTTCGTGGCTATATTTACTCCACTTGGATTTTTGATAGGATCATTTTTATACAATAAGAATAAAAACGATTGATTATGTACGTGAGGATAGAAAGATGGCTATCGCGCATGAAAATGTCAAGGGTAGGGATGTAAATCCTGATGAGATGTGGGAACTATCACCCCACCACGTATATAACAAATACATAAAAAGAAAAACAGATAGTGTATACTGCTCAATATCACTATCTGTTTTTCATTCTTTACTCATTCGTTTTTTTTCTCTGCTAATCTTTTTTTGAGGAAATAGAAAAAAGCCTAAAATATTTATCATGTACACATGAATAATAACATCCAATTTTAAAAAGAGTAATGAAAAATGAAAAATATTAATAAATATTTACAAAACAAAATTAGTTAATAATATAACCAAAAGTTCATTAAAAATTCTACCCCCCCCCGAAAAAATTCAATACTGACGATGTGATATATAACTACTTGCACTTTTTAGCATTATATTTGTACAATTTAATACAAAACAGGCATTGACATATAAAATTTAAGACTTATTATATATTATAATAAGGAAAACGTTTTTCTTTTTATTCATAGAAAATGAATGGAAAGGGATGATCTTATGGAAAGGGATTTATGGATAAAGAAATTAATTATCCTAGCAGAAAAACTTAACGTGGATGATCTGCAAATTCTGTATAATCATGCACAAAGACTGCTATTATCAAAGAATGAATAACACTAATACCTATAGGTATTTACGCGCAAATTTTAAAGGAAGGATACTAAATGGAAGAACAAAAGAGAATTTCAATTGCAGAACGATTTGAAGGCTATGAAGGCGAAACCAAGCAAGAAGAAATATGGTCTGATGAAGTAGTTGGCAAAGAAGAAATATAAGCTAGGGAATTTACCCTAGCTTATTCTTTTAATATCCGTTTTGCGTTACACCGTATTCCGCTTGTTCTTGTGTATAACCTTCATAAATTAATTGATTTATTAATTCCTGTCGAGAAAATGACGATACGTTTAAATATTCTTTTGCTGATTTAGCGGCCTGCTCGTTCCAGTTTGCGTTGCAATTATCAGCTGCATAAGTGGCTTCTTCTGTTAAATAACCTTCATATTCTAGTTGTTTAATTAATCCTGTATAAGAGAATGCAGAAAAATTTAAATATTCTCTTGCAGTTCTTAGTGCATTTTTTTCTCCTGTTGTTGGAGATGGAGTAGATGTGCTTGGAGTTGTTGTAGGTGTATCAGATGAATTGTCGGAAGAATTTGTTGTTGAATTAGAAGTGCTGTTAGTTGTATCTTCTTTTTCGTCAGTGCTTTTTTGGTCAGTAACTTCAATATTCTGTATTATTTGATGTACCATGTATTCGTAATCATACTTTAGACCATCATATTGAATATACATAAAGACAACAAATTTATCTTTTTTATTGTTTGATATAAAATAAAATGTTAAATCTGTGTTTAGTTTACTATTATCTTTTAAAACAATATCACCATCTGCATATACACGAGTATAAGGTATCCTTGAGATTTTTGTTTTTTCTGCTACAGAAGTAAAGTTTGTAAAATTATTAAATGCACCATCTGATGAATTTACAAAGTCGTTGATATATTCGTCTATTGTGTCATCACTTAATGTACCATCTCCTTTTTGCAAAGAAAGTATTGGAAGTTTTGAATTGTTATCAAAAAAATGCTTTATGTCGGGATCGTCAGTATCTTCTATATCAAAGTAATCAGGTATTTTGAATTTAATATCTGCAACTTTGTATTCTGTCGTTGAATCAATATCAAACTTTCTTTCTTCAAGCTCGTCTGAAGAATTTAAATTGAGATTGTTGTTGGGATTGTTTGTACATCCTGTACACATAGATAGTGCAAGCATAGCAACCCCAATAGTTTTGAATAATTTCATTTTTTAACCCTCATTTGTTTACGTCAAGTAAACGCTTTCTATTTTATATGTTAATCATACAATAAATCTAACCAAAAAAGAACAACCTATTTGTTGTTCTTTTCTTTTTCTCTTCTTGCTATTTCTCTTTCAACAATTGAATTTAAATAATCGGCAACTTGTTGTCTGACTTCTTCAGGCGCTTCCAAATATCCTCGAACAAGTGGCCGTTCTTTTTCAGTTAAGCCATAATCTTCCATGATTTGATCTATCTTTGACTCAGGAATGGAAACAAATTTATTTTCACCAATACCTTCTGTTAACCAAGTATAGTCAATATTATATTCACGACATATGGATCTAATAACGATTTCTGATGGATGATGAAGTCCTTTTTCGATGTTATTAATAGAACTTCTTGAAACTCCAATAGGAGCACCAAATTTTTCCATGCTTAAATTCAATTCTTGTCGAATTTCTTTGACTCTTGAACCGATATTATCGTCCATTATTACATCACCTCAATCTAAAAGTATTATAGCGTTTTAGCTTTCAAATGTATATAAATAATACAAAAAAATATTATTTATCCATTGAAATGTATTATGATAATGCTATAATGTTTACAGATAATACATTTAATACATAAAATGTATTATGAAAGGAGGGATGTAATGCCAGCTGATGAAAATGTCAAAGAAGCCTTGGAAAAGCTTGAGAAGATGGGTTATGACATCGAAGAGTATGACCAAGGGTATATCGCGTGTATTTTAGATCGAAGCAAAATTCAAGATTCAAAAGGAAAGGAGAACGAAGAAAAATGAAAGCATATGTGACTGTGAAAGATGTGGTGCTTGTTTTACCAGTAAAGGATACTCAGGCTAGAAAGATTTTACGTAATCTACGCAAACAAAAAGACAAAAAAGGTGAAATATTTGAAGGATCATATCGCGCCACTATGCTTGGAAAGGTTCTTGCAGTTCCCACTCCAATATTTGTTGAGCATTTTCCTGAGACTAAAAGTGCGCTTAATGACATTTGGAAGGAACAAATAAAAAGCACTCTTGGCCAAGAGTGCTAGGGTAGTGAGCCCTTGTAAATTAATCACATGGTTATTATACCACAGTTTCTAAAAGGAGAAATAAAAAAATGAATATTGTTAAAGCCACTAAGCTGGCAAAGAAAAGAAAAATGGGAATGGTACGTAAGAAATCATTCCTCACAACTGTAAATGGCTATTTAGTGCCGTTTGATAATGCTATTTATGGCTATGGCGCTTATATTCCTTTTAAAGGATATATTGTTCGTATGGCAGGTATTACAACAAATGATATTTTGGCTAAGGATTGGATTTTGGTGAAAAGAATAGACCATCAAGATAGAGCATATTCGATTCATGAAAGGGTAAGACAAAAAGAAAAGCACTCTAAAGAGTGCTAATGCCTATGGTTATTTCAACACTGTAAAAGTGTAATAATCAGTAGCATCAAAAGGAGATATAAAATGACAAAAGAAAAAGAAAAGGAAACTTGGGAGATTCCAAATTTCGACAAGTATGACATTTATAAGTTAGATGACAAGCTTGTCATTAATGAGAAACCTAAGCCAAAAAATTATGTAGTTGGATGTACATTAATTAACATTGCTTTACTTGCATTGAATGTATGTGTGTTCTTATCTACTAAGATCTTGGTTACAACAATCATCCAGGTAGTTAAGTAATATGACTAAGGATGAGTTACAAACAAAAATTGACGGGTTTATTGAAGAAGAAACAGCGGATGAAAAAAGTAAGAATACCATTCGTAAATACAAGCATGTTGCTACTTTGTTTGTTAACTCATTGCCTGATGGTGAAATACAAAAGTCAGATATAGTTGGTGTTAAAGATAAACTGCTGCATGATTATAAAATCAGTACAGTGAACAACTATATCGTGATCATTAATAAATTTATTAAATATGCAGAAATCATTGATTCAGATGATGATTTTAATTTTCTTAAGCTAAAGAAATATTATTCAAAGAATTTGTTGAAGAACGTAAGAGTCCAGAAAGACGATTCTTTGGATGATATCCTAGAACCTAATGAATTTCAAAGGCTACTGAAAAAAGCCCGTGAAATCAATCGTATGGACTTATACGAGATCATGAAGGTGTTTGGATATACGGGCATTCGGTTGAGTGAACTACAGTTCTTTACTGTAGAAGCAGTAACGGATGACAATGTGTATGTTATGAACAAAGGAAAAGGCAGAGGAATCATTCTACGTTCAGACTTACGAAGAGAACTCCTTAAATACTGCAAGGACAACAAAATTGAAGAAGGGTGCATATTTACATCTTCTGATAAGAAAAGCCCTGTAAACGCTCGTGTGTTGTCTAGAGACTTAAAGATGATTGCTGGTAAATGCAGAGGGATTAAGCTTGGTAAAGTACATCCTCATGCATTCAGACATTTGTTTGCCATTCAGTATTTGATGCAGAATGGTGAAAATGCGATTGCAGAACTTGCGGATATTCTTGGACATTCCAGTTTAGAAACTACAAGAATATATGTCCGCACCACGCGTAAAATGAAAAAGCAGAATCTTGAATCATTGAGTTATGCAAAAAGGAAGTAGGTAAAGAGGTAATTATACAAGACGGGAGAAACAAATGAAAGAAGCTACTAATGTTAATACAGGTGATGTTATCCAGGTTCAAAATGCATCATATGAGGTTCTACAGGTAGTTCCTGATGCAGCTTATATGTTTGAAGAATATGGAATAACAGCTGCACTTGTACAAAGAAAAAACATTTCTTGCATGGGTGCAGCATATCGTTTTTATCAGGTAGATGGAAGGCTTTTTGAACTTGTGATTCTACCTAAAAGTAATACAAGGAATAGAAAGAGAATAAAGGAAATATCTTTATTCTGAGGATAGAAAATGAAACACAGTTTTGATGCAGAAATTGCGAATGAATATGGAGTTGAAATAGCTATCATGTTCGATATGTTTTGTTTTTGGATCAGCAAGAACGAAGCAAATAATTACAATTTCCAGGACGGGAAATATTGGACGTTTAATACGTATGAAGGATTGCATAAAATGTTCCCTTATTGGAATGTTCAAAAAATAAAAAGAATCTTAAATAAAATGGTTGAACTGGACTTGTTAATCAAGGGAAACTATAACGAAAATCCATGGAATCATACAACTTGGTATGCGTTTGGAGAAGTAGGAGAAAAGTTAAAAAGTGCTTTAAGTATCGATTGGTCAAAAGTGACTAATCGAACGGTCGAAAATGGCAATTGTAGAATAGTCAAAAATGACCAATGTACAATGGTCAAAAATGACCAATCTAAGACAGTTATATACACAGTTAGTAACACAGTTAATAAAAGAAATATAAAAGAAAGTTCCGACGACACTGATTTATCAGCATCAGAAACAATCCCTTATGTTGAAATTATTGACTACTTGAATTCTAAATGTTCAAAGCATTACAAACACAGTAATCGCATTGCTAGAGAGAAGATTCATGCTAGATGGAATGAAGGATTCAGATTAGAAGACTTTAAGCTTGTGATTGATGTTAAAGCTTATGATTGGTTAAACGATACAAAAATGAACAAGTATCTAAGACCTGACACGTTGTTTGGATCTAAGTTTGAAATTTATCTGAACAGTGTAGCACCTAAACAAAAAACAAATGATTTTGTAATTACGAAAGGAGTGAAGATGTAATGCAGTCAGTTAGTGAAATAATCCAAAAACAAAATGATGCGAATAATGAGAAATATCTTAAAAGCAAACATTGCCAAAGCAATTGTGATAAATGCATGGCAGCAGGCGCTTGTGGTATTTGGGAAAAGCCAGCGTATTATGACGGGAAATACTTGGTAGCTGCAACAAAGGTGTTCTGTTCAAAAAGAAATGATTGTGAGAAACTATCAAGCTATCGCAGTGAATGGATTGAGAAGAACAAAAAGAACAGTGGTTTAAAAGATTTGTTAAACAAACGAATCAATGATTTTGTTGCATCTGATCCGTGGCAGGAAGCAATCAAAAAAATGGCAGTGAATTACATCCAGGATTGTAAAAACAATTTTGCAGAACATATTCCTTGCAATTGGTCGATGTTTTTAGGGCAGAGTGGATGTGGGAAAACACATCTATGTTCTGGAATCAGTAATTGGTTGTTAGAACAAAATAAACGTGTTCTGTACGTCAGATACATTGAGTTGAGCAATTCTATTAGCAACTTTGATTATTCGCTTCTAGAACGTGCTAAACACGCTCAAATCTTGTATCTAGATGATTTGTTCAAATCTAGTGCCAATCGGTTGGATGATAAAGCAATCTTTGATTTGATTGATTATCGCTATAACAACAACATGCAGACGATCATATCTTGCGAAAGAACAAGCCAGGAAATGATTGATATAAATGAAGCGGTAGTTGGACGAATTGTTGAAAAGTGCAATGGTTTCTTCTTTGAAATTGCAAAAGAGCCTGGAAAGAATTACAGGTTGAACTGATTAGGAGGGTAAGTGAACTATCAATTAGATATATTTGATTATTGCTATCAGGAATACAAAATAAAAAACAAGATTCGTCTTATTGAAATGTTTGCAGGAATAGGATCACAAGCAATGGCATTGCGTGATTTAAAGGCAAATTATGAAACGTGGAAAGTTGTGGAGTTTGATAAATTCGCCATTGAATCATACAACGCTATTCATGGAACAGATTATGAACCACAAGACATAAGAGAAATACATTGTGAAGATTTAGAAATAATCGACAAACAGAACTTTACTTACTTACTTACTTACTTATTCATTTCCTTGTCAAGATTTATCTAAAGCAGGTAAAAAGAAGGGCATGAGTAAAGGAAGTAACACAAGGAGTGGATTACTGTGGGAGGTAGAAAGAATTTTACTTGAATGTAAAGAAAACAACAAACTTCCACAAGTTCTTTTGATGGAAAATGTTCCTGATGTAATTGGTAATAAAAATTATAAAGATTTTACCGAATGGTACGTTGCGTTGGAAAAAATGGGGTATCAAAGTTACTATAAAGTATTAAATTCAAAAGACTATGGTATTCCCCAAAATAGAGCAAGATGTTTCATGGTATCAATTCTAGGAGAATACAAATATACATTTCCTAAAAAGCAAAAATTGAAATTAAGATTAAAAGATTTGCTAGAGAGCACAGTTGATGAACAATATTATGTCAGCGATGAAAAAATAAAATTCATGAAAACCACAGAGTTTGAGTGTTCAAAATATAAAAACGTTGTTCAAAACGAAAATGGAACATGCTCTACTCTATGTGCGCGAGATTTTAAAGATCCTAAATGTGTAGAAATAGTCCAAACTGATTATTCTAAATTTGAACAGAAAAACAGAATTTATGATTCTAATGGAATAGCACCAACTTTAACAGCCAGACAATCATTTAATGAATTGACAAAAATTGCAACGTTTGGTGAGCGTTTGATTGTTCCCAAAAAAACGAAGAAAGGATATCGGTTGGCAAGTGAGGGTGACGGAATATACATTAATCGTTCTCATCAAAAAAGAGGTGTAGTGCAAAAAGATATGATACCTACACTTAAAACAAGTTCAGAAGACATTGGAATTGTTGATAAAAACGTTAGAGTAAGAAGATTAACCCCAAAAGAATGTTGGAGATTAATGGGATTCACTGATGAAGATTATGAAAAAGCTGCAAAAGTTGTATCGAAATCGCAGCTATACAAACAAGCAGGAAATAGCATTGTAAAGAATGTACTGATGGCAATATTCAGACAATTAATAGATTAAATATGGCACGAAAAATATACGGAATCTACAAGGACAACCTTCCTGCTTGTATTGGAACAGAAGATGAATGTGCAGCATTTCTAGAAACAACAATCAATGGATTTAGAGCAATGCTTTCCAAACAGAAAAAAGGAATACAAAAGCGTTCAAGAGAAGGATTTATAATCGTAAAAATATGTGAAGAATTGGAATTGGAGGAAATAGAATGATTGAATCAAAAGTGATTGAAAAATTCATGGAAGAAAATGGCTTAGAACCATATGATGCATTTGATGTGGATGGTGAGTTTAAGGAATGCAACCCACTGTATTTTAATGAAGATTTAGAGGTACGATCAATGGATCTTGATTCTAGAAATCTTGAATTTTTTGGTGGAAAAACTTGTTTATATAGATTATTAACCGGTAAAGATCATGTAAAACATAGAATAACAAAAGATAAAAAATCTGAAGTTGTTGCCGAAGAGAAAAATATGAAATTAATATGGAAAAAAAATAGATTTGACGGGCAAAAAATAACACGACTTGTATTGACTGATGCCTACAATGAAAACAGAGCAATCGCAACAATTGAAGAGCACCAACTTAACGAGAGTGAGCCAAAATTGTTTTATGTATATTTCACATTGTATTTTGGAGAAACAATAAGCATTGTTCATCCGTTTAAAAGTTTTGAAGTAGCAAAGAGAGCAACTTTGCAATTCATTAAAGAAGAAGCGGTAGAAAGAATAAAAGAATTAACATATATCACAAATTTCATAGATGAATAAAAGGAGAAACAAATGATAAGTAAAGATATTGATTTAATAAAAGAAATGCTTCAAATGCAAGCTAAACTAGATGAAGCTATCATGAAAGAGTACGGATTAGAAGAAATTGAAGAAGAAAAGTTGAACATGGCTATTTTAGATGAAATTGGAGAACTAACGCACGAATTGAAAGCTAACTGGTGTTGGTGGAAGAAAACGCAAGCACCTGTTGATGATGCGAAAGTTTTAGAAGAATTGGTTGACGTATGGCATTTTATATTGTCATATACAAATAAATTCAATGACGGAGTAAGTATGTTTGACACAGGGGTAGTTTATTTTAATCAGGATTATGAATTTTATTCATCAAAAATGAACTTTGATAAAACAGCATTTACTAATATGTTAAGTATGTTGATTGAATCATGGTTTGATAGATTGGCTGTTCTTACTGTAATTACAGAACATTTAGGCTTCACGATTGAACAGGTTTACTCAGCTTATTGTGACAAAAATAAAGTGAATTATCAAAGATTAGAAAGTGGGTATTAAGATGTGGATTAGGAGTCAGACAAAAAATGCTTTAGTAAATATTAATTTTATGCGTGTTATTAATGACGGCAATTTCTGCTTGATATGTGGTGCAACAACTGATGGATGTGATTGTGAGCTAGGTATTTATTCAAGTGAGTGTAAAGCTTTAATGGTATTGGATAAGATTGAGAGTTACTTAGAATATTCACACAATGTTGTATTTCAAATGCCTGCAGATGATGAGGTGGGAGTATGACGGAAAAAGATTTAGATGAATTTGAAAAAGAATTCGGATTTAAATTGTTGCCTACAGGCTTCAAAAAACCTTTATCAGAAATCACAAAAGAGGAATACAGAGAACGTATTGAATACTTATACAACGCAATTATTAATGATAATTCAAATGAGGATGTGAAAATATGACAGAGAAATTAAAGCTATGCCCATTTTGCGGTGGAGAAGCAAGAATACAGGTAACGGATGATGAGGGAAATCTAAAAAGTGAGAGTTATTTAGAAGACCCATATAGCGGAGTAGGTTATGTGATTATCCATGATATAAGTAATTCAACAGATAGTTGTCCAATAGCGACTAATTTGGATGAGATACAAGGATGTTACATCTACACTTCAAAGCAAGAAGCTATAGACGCTTGGAACAAAAGAGTTAATGATAATTCAAATGAGGAGAAAGAAAATGACAGATTATGTATTTGAAGTGATGAAACGATTCCCAGGCTCATTTATCAATGACGATAACGAACTTATTTTAATTCCAAAAACAAATTTATATATTCGTTTAGAAGATGTGAATTCACCTACAGAATTAAAATATAAGTTACTTGAATGGTGCAGTAGAGATTGTTCTTGCGCATTGAGATATAGTCAAAATTGGAGAAATGCAAGGTACCACGATGATGTTTTGGCAAGAGTTAATAAATGTCTAGGAACAAATTTCACGCATGATGAAATGGAATTAATTTATGACAGATTAGGCAACCGTTGTAACCGCAAATTGACACAGAAATTTGTTTCAAGTGGTTACGATATGAAACTGTTGGAGGATAAAAAAAATGAATAACAATAAAAAGGAACTGCATAACGATAAATATATTCTTGATGCATGCTGTGGGTCTAGAATGTTTTGGTTTGACAAAAGTAATAAGAACACAGTTTTTATGGATAATCGAACATTAGAAGATACGTTATGTGATGGAAGGGCATTGTCTGTAAATCCTGATGTAATAGGCGATTTTAGAAATATTCCATTTGACGATAACACATTCAAATTAGTTGTATTTGACCCACCACATTTGATTCATGCAGGAGAAAATTCTTGGTTGGCCAAAAAATACGGTGTGTTAGATATCAATACTTATGAAAAAGATATTAAGCAAGGGTTTCAAGAATGCATGCGAGTATTAGAAGATTGTGGAGTTCTTATTTTTAAATGGAATGATGAGCAAATTAAATTTGGCGAAATTTTAAAAGTTATTGATTATAAGCCTTTATTTGGCGACAAGAGAGGAAAAACACGATGGACAGTGTTTATGAAGGAGAAAAGAGAATGAGTAAAATGACATTAGATGCTGCAATTATTCATGCGAAAGAATTATCTGAAAGTCAATTAGTATGTAAAGACTGTAGAGAAGAACATAAACAGCTTGCAGAATGGCTTGAAGAATTAAAGCGAAATAAAGACAAAGAATGCGAAACAAGTGCTAGAGAAATGTTTGAGGAATTAGGTTTCAGAAAATGTGATGGTGTATACAGAGAAGATGAAACGCTGCTTTACGAAAAAAATATTTGTGATGGCAGAGACGTTCTAATGGTAAGGTTCTTACATGGAATGGTTCGTGTTACTGAATTGGCAAGTTATGTGTATAACATTGACGGAAAATTAATGAATGCTATTTACAAGCAAATGGAAGAGCTTGGTTGGCTAGATTCAGAAAGAAAAGCTATATATCATTTAACCCAGTTTGAATATGATTTGTTGAACGAAAATAAAGAAATTCATGAGTGGTATTTTAAATGTTTTGATGAGTTGATGAGGCTTAAAAAACAAGGACATTTTAGAGATGTGAATATAGAAAAGCAGATTGGTGAAATATTGCTAAATTGTGAGGTGATCAAATAATGAAATTATATTTGTTGCATGGAGACATGAGCGGAATACATGGATATAGAGAAAACGATTATGAAACAGATGGTTATGAAGCATATGTATACGGAATATTTGATACCAGAGAGAAAGCGGAAGAAGCAAAAGAAAGAAATTTAAGAATGTTTTACAGGCCTAATCTTGATGAAATGTGGATTGAAGAGATTGAATTAAATAAAGATATAGATTTACGCCTAGGGGGATATATAGAATGATTAGTCTATTTATAGACTTGAAAAGAAAAGGGTGATTAACGATGGATACTGCTAGACAAATGTTTGAAGCGTTAGGGTATGAATTTGAAAAAGAATATACCAGTGATGGAGAGAATGATACTTACAGATACACTAGATGTTTCAGGGTCGATTCAATTGTATTTGATTTGAATGATAAAAATATCATAGTCAGTAAAATCTTTCATACTATTAGTTTAAATGAGTTGCAGGCAATTATTCAACAATGCAAAGAATTAGGTTGGTATAAGGAGTAGGAAGAAAATGAATGAGATTAAAATACCTTCAATTGAATTTGTTCGATTGAAAAAGGGAATCACAGAAGAAGAATTAAATGATTACATAGCGGAAAATGATGATGATAGCTTTATAGTTTATTTGAGATACAAATATGACTTTGAAGAAGAATGGACGTATTCGACGGAATGTGCAGCGTGGAATTGTTGCGAGGATACTATAAGTTGGTTAAATGATTGGTATGAAGGTCAACAAAATGTTGAGTTTTTGGCTATAAGTAAATTAGGAGAAGGATATGACTGCTGAAGAAATGTTTATAAAATTAGGATTCACAAAAAAAATAACACCAAACACACTTATAATGTATGGATGCGTAAATACTACTGCATCACGAGATATTGCGTTTGATAAAGTATCTAGACGTATTGCAGTTAAAGATGTACTAGGAAATAAATTAACAACAGAAGCCATATCGGTAAATGAATTAATGGCGATTATCCAACAATGCATAGAACTTGGATGGCTTGAAGAAGAAACTTGCACCAACGAATCAGAATATGATTCAACGGAAGAATTTAGATGTTCTAATTGTGGATTCACATTAGTAGAACACAAAGAATATGCAGTCGGTGAAGATGATGGAGAAGAATATTACTTTAATTTCAAACCAAAGTATTGTCCAAATTGCGGAAGTAAGATTATAGATTGAAAAGGAGATTAACTAATGAGTGGTGGAAGTTACAGCTATGTGTATTGCAAAGTTGAAGATGAATGTGTTAATAGAATGTTCGATTCTCAATTAAATGAAATGATGAAAGATTTGGTTAAGGTGCTACACGATTTAGAGTGGTGGCAGAGCAGTGACACTGGAGAAGATACTTACCGAATGGCAGTTACTGAATTTAAAAAGAAATGGTTTAAACAAACTAAGATTGATGTACAGAAACAAATCGAATCAGAATTTAAACGAACAAAGGATGAGTTAATGAAAGAGTTTAAATATTTAAATGATGATGAATAAAATTAAAAAATCAATTATTAAGAACCTGGATCTTATTATTCCTTGTACAGTACTTTATGTTGTATATGCAGTTATTGCATATGCAACATTATATGGATTGAACGCACCATCAGGTAATCCGTTGGAAAGTGGTTTCTAATATGTGGTTTACAATAGGATTGATGTTAGGTGCTATATGCGGATTGATTGTATGTAGTTGTGCAATGGTATCACAAATTACAAGTTTAGAAAATATGATTGCAGCACAAAAAATGGAAATTATGGATTTAAAAAATAAGGTGAATAAAGAATATTTGTATGATGGATTTGGGGGAACAAAATGAAATTCATACCAAGAGAAGAATTAGTTTTTATTGTAGATCACTTAAGCGAAGAAGATATTTGCAAGGAAACCATAGAAAAGGTATTTAATGTCTATGGAGATGATTGGTTTATAGAAGGATGCACATGGATTAAATATACAGAAAATGAAGAAAGAAAAAAAGAATTAGAAAGGTTAGGATATAAAGGTGTTAAAGAAATACAGGATTAAATATATCAAAGACAATAATATTTGTGTCATGGAAGTTCATGAGGAGTCAAAAAGTATGGCAATGTATAAGTTCTATATGAAACACCCATCATGCAGCATTGAGGAAATTGAAGAAATTGCATAGGAGAGAAGATGAGTAAAACGGATTATGAAGAATATGTAGATGTTCAAGTGGATGCATTAATTAAAAAGCTTGAAATGTTCAAGATCTATGAAAGAAAGTTTAAATCGTTGGATGGAATTTTAAAGGATTTGGAGGTTCGAAAAAAAGAATTTTCAGATCCAAAATCTCCATCATTTGAACAAAGGTTGGATTCAAAGAAAAACAAGGATATCACAAATGATGTTCTTGTAAAGTTTATTTCAAAAGAAAAAACACTTGAAGATGATAAGAATCTTATCTTCGGAAAGATGAGAGAAGTTGAAACAATTATTGATCTTATTCCAAATGATGATATTCGTTTATATATGAAACGTCATTATATCAATGGAGAGTCGTTTGAGAAGCTTTCAGGAGAAAAGTTCTGTAGCAGAATGAAAATGTATTACGCAATGAAAAAAGAGCTTAAAAAGCTAGTTATGGGAGATTTGAACAAATGAAAAAAATATTAAGCGCAATTTTAGGAATGACAATGTGTCTAGGTTTGGCGGGATGCCAAGAATCAGATACAGCTAATCATAATTTAAGAGTGGATGCAAATAACTTTAAAATATCGAGAAAGGTTGTTGCATTAAATACTAGAACAAATGAACCGTTGTTTTCTGTTGAAGGAAAAATATCTATTGAAACAGATAGTGATGGCGATTTGAATGTAACGATTAAAACTGGAAAAGATAAATATAAATTGTTCTATGCACATTTATCAAAAGATGTTACATATACAAGTATTCAGACCGATTCGGTAAAAGAAAATCCGTATGGATATAAAATAACATTCTTTCCTGCTAAAGAAACGATTGAACATGGCTTGATTAACGTAGAAGATACAAATAAATAAACACATTATAGCATGGCTCAAAAATTCATAAAGTTTTTATTTTAGAAAAGTGTTACAAAGTAGCCTATTTACTAGGCTTTTAAAAGGTTTGTAGTTGGTCTGATAATATATAGTTATCGGACATAGAAAGAAGTTCAGATGATAAACAAAATTAAATGGTTTTTTAAAAGATTATTCTGTAAGCATGAATTTACTTGGTGTGTAAAGAATGAGATGTTTCATTGTATCAGCGGTGAGACTCAGTATCTTGTGTGTTTGAAATGCGGGAAAGTGAAAGGTACAAGATTTGTTGAATTTGAATAAATGTGTGCTTTATAGGATTGTCAAAGAAAAGAGGAATAAAATGAATAAATTATACAAATTATTAATGGTTGGAATGATTAGCATTTCCTTATTTGGATGTGCATCTATGGATCGTTGGGGTACTGATATAAAATCAGATTTGAATGGTGGATTGAATAGAATAATCAATGTGTATACAGCGGATGGAAAAATTATAGCTAGCTATGAGGGAAGAATTGATATTGAAACAAATGATGGTGGATATGTAAAATTTGATTATGATGGGAAAAGATATGTTTATTATAATTGTTTTGTAGAAACGATTGCAGATAAATAGGAGTAATCTTATGGAAGATGCAAACGAAGTTAAATATGGAATTAAAAATGTATATGTAGTTCCTATTGAGTCTGGAGAAGGTGGAGATATTACATATGGTACACCTGTAGCATGGAAAGGTTTTGAATCAGTAACACTAGAACCGGAAGGAGATACAAACAGTAATAATGGATGTTTCGGAAGTATTGAAATGCATCCAGAAAGAACTGATGAATTTACTATAACAGAAAGAAAAAGTGTGTCTGAGAAAAGTTTTTTAGGAGTAAAGAAAATGAAATACAAATTACCAAAGTTTTTAACAGAAGTGAAAAAGTTTTTTCTAATTCATAATACAGAAAGTTTATTTGTACAATATGAAGATCATGTTGTATGTGTTTATATGGCAGATGAAGAGTTTTATAGGTGTAATTATGATAAGAATGGTATACTCGTTATTAAACATTATATTTGTGAACCGCAATTCAAAAGTTTATATAGAAAGTTTTTAGATAATGAAATTGATTGCTTAAACTATGAAGACGTAATGAATGGTTGCAATAAGTTTTATCTAAATTCAGATGAAGATTATAAAAAGTTTTTAAGAGCGTTGATTGATATGTAGAAAGTTTTTTAGGAGTGATGAAATGGATGAAAATAAGTTTTGTTATAAAGAAGTTTTTGTGAAGGCTTTTGTGAAGTATGATAATGTACAGATTTGTGTTGTTTGTTCTGAGCTGGTTGAAAAAGTTTTTGAATACAATGCGCATGATGATGAAGATGTATCCGTGAATTATGTTTATTATGTGAAGAAAGAAAAGTTTTCTCACTTGCTGGAAAAGTTTTTTGATGGTTCGATTCTATGCAAGCATGAAAAAGGATCTAAAAAGTTTTTTCCAACATCTCAAGAACAACTTGAAAAAGTTTTTATGATCCTGGATAAGTAAGGGGTGTTTGAATGTTTGAAGACAAGTTTTTAGATAGACGTATTTATATAAGCTATAAAGATACAGCAATAGTTGTTGTATGTTCAGATTATGAAGAAATTATATCTTTAGAAACAGATATTTCTAAAGTATTACGGTATTTCATGGTCAATAAAGAAAAGTTTGATTGTTTGGTTGCAAAGTTGTTAAATAAAGATATTGGAAATAATCGTAAAAAGGATTCAAATTATTTTCAACTTTATTCAGAATCAAATTTAATAAAAGTGTTTACGATCCTAGATAAATAAGTTTTTCAAAATAAAGTTTTTAAGATATAATGGATGCATGAATGATTATGTAAGTTTTCTATGCACACTATTAAATATAAAGATTCCAAAAGTTTTCTTCAAAGAAAATGAAAAGTTTTATGATCTTAAAAATAAGCCAATCAAAAAAGAACTTTTTCAAGTGAAAGATACCAGCATATGCACATCATACCCTAAAGAAAATGTAATTTGTGTGAACTTGGATTTATGCGAAGATAGAAGTCTAGTTTATATATATCTAGCTCATGAAATTAGACATTTATATCAATATGCATGTGTATATAAGAAGAATCAAAAAGTGTTTTCTATAGATGAAAGAAGTGTTTCTATATGGAAAAAGGAACTTGAAAACTATGCAGATTCAAGCGGCAAACACTATGAGAATCAGGAAATAGAAAAAGATGCAAACTTGTTTGCAAACTTTATCGCGATAGTGATATTTAAAAGAGTTTTGGATATAAAAGAAATGGATCAAAAAGAATATGAGTTTAAAACTAAACTTTTTATGAACTTTTTCGCATCGAATCCAGTCAAAAAGCAGCTGATCCAGAAGCAGATCAAAAAAATGAAAGTATAAAAAAAGGACTTTTTTACAAGTCCTTTTCAATTTGCTTGAATAGTGCAGCAGTTCCGCGCGGTGCACGCTCAAACTCTTTAATAACATGTACATATTTACCATTCAATGATTTTTTTCCATTCTTGTAATATATCCATGATCCTTTTATAATGCCGTATGATTCTTTTTCTATTGCTTTTGGATGCTTGCGCGTTCCGGCCCATTCAATGTATTTAAATATGCATTTTTGAAGTTTTAAAATCTTTTTTTCTTCTTTCTCTTTTTCAAGATCTTTTTTCTTCTTTTCAAGCGCCTGAATTATTTCATCTTTTGAAAGTTCGATAAAATCATAATCCAAACTATAAAAATTAGTTTCATTAAAATATGATCCAGTATGATGCCATGAGCTACAGATGAGAAAAACTTTTAAAACTTCTTTGCTATAAATTTTTAATTCTTTTTCTTGAAAGTCATTTCTAACGTTTAAAACGCTTTTTATAATATCAAATTTAGACCATTTAGAAAGTGGCTTTTCACCACTTTCATACGCTTCATAAGCGCGCTCACTCATTTTATTGCCAATATATCCCATATTTTTTACCTCCTAAAATGGAAATGCTTCAAGTATTTCATTTAATTTTTGCTGATCTGTAAGCGGCTTTTTTTTCTTCTTTGGTGCTGCTTTTTCAATGCTCATCTTTTCGATTTTACCATTGTTATACACATAACTTTCTTGCAATTTATTTCTATTAAAAACGTCTATAGTTTTAGAGTTAGTATTATAAGTTGCTAGCAAACTTTTTGATCCAGGCTTACAGATCTTAAAAAGATCCTTATTTAAAATATCAATATAACACTTGTATATTTTAAAATGATAACAAATATCTTTTATTTCTTGAATATCTGGTGTATATAACTCTTTCTTTGCTTCAGTATTGAAAAACAATTGAATATCATAATTGAAAAGCTTGTCAAGATCATGAGCGACGAAAAGCCTTAATTCATTTGTTTGAACTGCTGCAAACATGCACTTGCTATGATCAAACTTAAAACCATGATCTTTTAAAATTTTTTCAGTTGAAGCGCTGGGAGTTCCTAACGCTTCAACATAAATGTGGGGTTGTTTTCTTTCATTTGTGATGTAGTAATTGAAATGAGTGCGCTCACGCTTCCATATTGTCATTTTTTAACCCTCCTAAAATATCCAAAATGCATAAAGTGTTTACAAGCTGCCAAAGTTCACGCGGTTCTAGCATCCAGGCCACAACGTCAAGACCGTAAGATAAATTATATAAACCGTTTAAATGTTTTGTTATTGTGTAAGGTTTGCGGCTGGATGCATTTATTTGATCTAGCTTTTTTTCTGTAAACTCAATATATTCTTTGTTATTCATTTTTAAAACCTCCATTTTTTCATTTTTAAAGTGAATAGCATATACACGCAAAAATAAATAATATTAAATATGATGTGATAAAATAAGATAAATATTGAAATGCTTTCACGGCGGCGAGAATGAGCACCTGGACGGCGCTCATCTTGTCTAGTTGCTTTCTTTCAATCATCATAAGCAACCCCTTTTTATATTTCCATGTTTGGGTATATATTTTTGTCTTTATATATATTTTTTATATTTCCAACGGCTAAATTATTGTATTTACTGCATATTTCAGCAAGTTCTTGCTGCTTTTCATACGCTTTTTTATAAAGTCTTTTTAGTTCTTTTATTCTTTTCGGTATATTGTCGACATACTCTTTACTAGTGTAATAAAGTGTAAGATCATTAAATTCTAGAACTTGTATTTTATTTTCTTCTAACAACTTTTTTTGTTTTCCATCTATGCATTTAGTACCGCATTCAATGTTATAATTATTGTTGCTAAATTCTAAAGGAATAATATGGTATTCTTGTGAACTGTATCTCGTACTGATATAAAAGCTGCAATTTGTTTTTTCTTTTATTTCATCCTTGATTTTTTCTTCTGTTTTTGGGCCGTAAGGCTTGTTTTTATACTTTGCAAGTACTTCTAAAACTATAGGCAGTGTTTCGCCATAAAGTGCTATTTTTGCGTTACTATTCAATATTTTAATAGTGATTTGTAAGTCTTTCTTTTTTTCTTCTAATATTACAATGTCATTTTCTACGTTTTTTCTTTGTTCGTGTCTTTCTTTTAAGTCCATGATATTTAAGTACGTGTTTTGAAGTTCGTTTATTTTTTCATCCACTTCTTTAATTGTTTGATATGTTTTGTTTACTTCTTTTAAAATATCAGTAAATTTTTTCATGTTATATACCTCCTAAATTACCCGCAAATTTTCATTGTAACAAGATCAACGCTAAAACTATTATTATGATAATCACATTCAAGTTTTTCTATAATATTTAGAACTTTGTGGTCATTGTTCCATGTTTCGCTTTTTTTAATAATGTATGGGTTTTTTATGATATCTTTTTCACGATAACCACCGCACTTTTTTACAATGTTTCTTACAATATTGTCATACATTTTAAACTCTTTATTTTTTAACATTTTCTTTTTTAGCCCTCATATGGTATAATTTAGGGGCTATATATTTATAAAGAGGGCTTTCCTTCTTTCTATAAAATATATATAGCCTATGTTTTGTGAATCCCTTTTGAGTTTGCCGACATGGAAGGGGTTCGCTTTTTTATTTGTTTTGGTTCATATCTTTTTCAATTAGATCTATAATATAAGCGTTTTTGCTTGGCTTTTGATCAAGCCAATTTATAAGGTCATTTCTTTCTTTTCTGATTCTTATTTCATATTTCCTATAATTTTTCTTATTAAAATCTTTTATATAGTCTATTTGATCAAAAGAACCGCTTTTTTTTCTTACAATGTTTACACCTCCTAACCTTGACTATTTAAATAAACGGCGCTATAATTTATTTGCTTATTTAATGACGCTATTCATTGACTTTTATGTCTATGAGTAAGCGCCCTTTTTTTATGTCTAAACTTATTTTTATATGAAGCCTAAACAACAACTTATTTAATAAACTTATAAACTTATTCATATTATCAAGTCCAATCTAAACAATTTATAGTTGTCTTGGCTTGGCTTTATGAGTAAGCGCCGTTTGTTTTGTGTAAGCTTTTTATTTAGCTTACACTTAAATTATATACATATGCATGTATATGTCAATAAAAAAAATAAAATTTTTTTAAGCACTCATTTTTTCAAAAAGCTTTTAGTTTTGCAAACATGCTTGCAAGCGCCTATTTATAAGGCTTTTAAGCGTGTTCGCTTTTGGTCTTATAAGATATAGTTATCGGACTGTAATATATACATGTATGGACGTTGTGAACGTCCTTTTTTTTGTGGGGTTTGCTTCAGTTCCAGAAAGACAAGTAGCACGCTTGAACATATGGAACGGGTGCGCATGATTCAATGTATTGGAGTGATGCAAGACTTATTGCATATATAAGAACGTGCGCGCGTGTTCTATTAATGTAGTCATGGCTATGTTATGAAACAACGCTTTCAACAACGCTTGTTGAAACATCTTTCAACACAATAACAAATATATGAATGTCATATGATTAAAGCCGTGAGCGGTGCGGTGTGGTGATAGCTGCATGATTCAAATTTTGAACTCTGAAAGCGCCCTGGCATGGATCAGATCAGCAGATACCCCCCTATCTTTCGGAAGTTTTTTGCGTTTCGGGGAACGGCGTGGGGAGTTTAAAAAAACTCGGTCATGCGCGTACGAGAGGGGGTAAATTCTGAATTTCTTCATTTTGTACAGTGTACAAAGAAAAACCGTGATATTCTGTAGTTGTGAAGATTGGAAAACATCTTCTAGAACAAACAAGGTAGTTCTTGGATTGTTTCATTATTGTGCCCGTTGGAAAAGACCTGTGGAAACACGGGCCTTTTTCATATCACTGCATTCAAAGTGTTTACTGTTCATATTGTCGTCCTTTAAATCTGTTAACTAAAACTTTGAATGTAGCGATATGAAAAAATATTATGGTTCAGAAGCAACGAAAACAGGTGCTAGAAATTATGCTAGAAAATTCTATTCAAGCAAGGCTTGGGAAAAGAAAAGCAAGGCATATAGAAAGGCGCATCCGCTTTGTGAAAGATGTTTGAAAAAAGGAATCTATACAAGGTCTACTTGTGTGCATCACAAAGTACACATTGACCAGGATAACTATAGAGATATACACATTCTATTTGGTGATTCTAATTTGGAAGCTTTGTGTGACTTATGCCATGCAGAAGAACATTCCAAACGCAAACCATCTTTTGAATTTGATGAAAATGGAATGCTTATAGGATGTGGAAGGGAGGATGATGAATGCAAAAAGGAGCATGGAAAAAAAGAATAAATTCACAACTAGAAAATTTAGGTACATATTCCCCTGAATATTCGGTTGCGGTTGATTCACTTGCAGATGCCCTGGCTCAATACGATTCGACGATGAAGCAATGGCGAGATTCAAGTAAAGCAAATGGTTTCAAAACATTGCAGATGGTTGTTGAATACACGAACAAGGCTGGTGCAACGAATTTATCACGCTCACCATATTACATTATTACCGTTCAATTACGTGATCAAATTATGAAATACTGCAAAGAGCTTGGCTTGTCACCTACTTCACTCTCAAAGACGACAGAAGTATCCGGAAAAAAAGGTGATGAATTGGATGAGTTCATGAGCAGATTTAAATGAAATATCTAGACATCTATAAAGAACGTATTAAATCGGGTGAAGATGTAGTTGGCAAGTGGATAAAGCTTAATCTTCAATATGTTGAAAGAGGTTTAGCAAATGGAGATTTCTTCTATGATGAGAAAAAAGCGGAAATGCATATAGCGTTTATTGAAACGTTTTGTCACCACGTAGAAGGAAAAACAACAAAAGTGAAGCTTGAGCCTTGGCAAAAATACTATATTGCGTGCATATTCGGACTTGTTGATAAGAATGGAAAAAGGCAGTTTCGTGAAATACCAACGGTCATGGGACGAAAACAAGGAAAATCATTTCTTTGTGCAGGTATTGAGCTTGATGTTGGATTTACATCTGATGAAGCAGGTATGCAGATATACAATATAGCGCCAAAGTTAAAACAAGCGCAGATCATTTACAACGTTCTGTATCAAATGATGGAACACTCTAAAGCGTTGAGTCAAAGAGTAAAAAAACGTAGAACAGATATCTACATGAAACAGAATAATTGTAGATGGGAACCAATTGCCTTTGCATCTAAAAAATCAGACGGATTCAACCCATATTTGACAATCTTTGATGAGTTTGCAGCCTGGGAAGGTGAAGCGGGTATGAAAATGTACAACGTTATGTTGTCGGCAGGTGGTGCAAGACCTGATCCACTTTATATTCCTGTAAGTACCGCAAACTATATTGATGAAGGATTATATGATGAACTATTTGTTCGTGGAACATCTGTTTTACTTGGTACGTCTGATGAAAAACAAATGTTGCCTTTCTTTTATATGATTGATGATATTCAAAAATGGGATGATCCTATTGAATTGAGGAAGGCAATGCCAAACCTTGGAATATCGGTTTCTTATGAATATTTGCAGAATGAAATTTTAAAAGCACATAGCTCACCGACATATAAGGCGGAGTTTATAACAAAATATGCGAATATCAAACAGAATTCAACAGAAGCGTTGTTTAGTGCAGAAGATATTAACAAAGTTAAAGGTGAAGAACTTAGATTTGAAGATTTTGCACATACATATGCAGTTGGTGGAATTGACTTGTCACAAACAACCGATTTAACAGCCGCATCTGTAGTTATACGAATTCAAGAACATGACTACATATTTACTCATTTCTGGCTTCCAACATTAAAAATAAAGGAGCTAGAGGAAAGAGACAAAATACCATATACAAGATTTATTCAATTGGGATATTTAAGTCCAAGTGGGGAAAACTTTGTACGGTATGAGGATGTTACGGAATGGTTTGAAATGTTGCGTAAGAAATACAAGATTTATTGTGTAGTCGTTGGATATGACCGTTATTCGGCACAGTATCTTGTGGATGATATGAAGAAATACGGATACAAGATGGATGATGTCATTCAGGGAACTAACCTTACACCGGTTATTAATGAATTTACAGGATATGTAAGAGATGGATTTGTTCATACAGGAACAAATGGACTTTTACAAGCACATATGTCTAGTGTGGCATTAAAGAAAGTTGCGGAGGACAATCGTGTCCGCATGATTAAAACTGATCCAAGAAAACATATTGATGGATATGCATCTGTTATTGATGCATATACAGTAAGACAAAAATGGTGGGATACATTTAAATACCGCCTTGAAAACAAGAAAAGGAAGGTGAATTAGTGGCTAAAAGCAGAAGAAAAAGATTTGGTTTGCTTGGTAGTCTATTAGGACTAAATAAGCCAGCACCTAAACAGAATCAATTACACTCAATGTTTGCAAGCTTAGGTGGATATTCACCAGTGTATTCATCATATGATGGTGGAATATATGAGATTGGACTATGCAGAGCATGTATCAATCGAATTGCTACATCATGTGGAAAGGCTTCACCTGAACTGACAAACAAAGACTACAAAAGCAAGATATATAACTATTTGGTTAAGAAAAAGCCAAATCCTTATATGACAGCTAGTCAATTTTACAAAAGGCTGGCAACTATATATTTTGCAGAAAACAATGCTTTCATTATTCCAATTGAAGATGAATATGGAATGATAAAAGGATTATGGCCTGCTGTTCCAAGTCAGTGTCAGTTAAAAGAAATCAATGGTGTAGTTTATATTTATTTTAATTTCATCTATGGCGAAACAAAATTGATTGAATACAGTAAAGTAGGACATCTAAGACAAATGCAGTATAAAAATGATTACTTTGGTGATGTTAATGATGCATTTGATACAACAGCTAAATTGATGCTTGCCCAGGAAGAAGGAGCAATCAATGCGATCAAGTCGAGTTCTATTGTTCGATTCTTAGCTAAAATTTCAACACCGATTGATGATGATGAGGATTACAAAGAACAACAGAACCAAATCTTGAGAAATAACCTGAACAAGAATGAAACAGGTGTATTTCTTATTGATAATCGTTTTGATGAAGTAAAACCGATTGAAAGTAAACCACTATTAGTGGATGCCAAGCAGAAGCAAGCCATTGAAAATAGTGTATACAGCTATTTTGGAATTAGTGAAGCTATTTTACAAAATAAATATAAACCTGATGAATGGAATGCATTTTATGAATCAATTATCGAACCATTTTTTATTGAAGTTGGTGAAGTGTTGAGTGGAATGTTATATTCCGTAAATCAGATTATGAATGGTAGTGAAATCATTCTTACAAGCGATCGTTTACAGTATGATTCAACACAGACAAAGCTGAATGTTGCGACTCAAATGTTCGATAGAGGAATGATTGATACAAACGGGGCATTAAATATTATGAACAAAGCACCTTTACCAGATGATGAAGGTAAGAAACGTTTTATTCGAGGTGAATACATCCAGGTAACTAAATCAAATCAAGGAGGTATTAGTTACAATGGCGAAACCGAACCACAGCAAAATCCAAATGCGCTCAATTCCGTTTCAGATGAATCCGGTGACGGAGAATAAACGGATTGATACTCAATACTATGTTGAGGGATATGCTACTACATTCAAGCCTTATGTGCTTTATCGAGATTATGAAGGCAATGATGTATATGAGTTGATTGAGCGTTCAAGTCTTGACAATGCTGATATGAATGACATCATATTCCAATTTGATCATGGAGGAATGGTATATGCACGTACAAGCAATGGTTCACTTATTGTTGAAGTAGATGAACATGGATTGTTTGTTGCAGCAGATTTAGGAAGAACAGAAGCTGCAAAACGTTTGTACGACAGTATTCAGGCAGGAATGGTTACTCAGATGTCATGGAGATACATGGTGGATGAGGAATCATATGATAGAGATACAAAAACGTGGACAACACGTAAAGTATCAAAAATTTATGATGTTTCAGCAGTGTCGATTCCTGCAAATGATCAAACTTCCATTGAAGCAAGGGCAAAGTCTTTAATGGATGAAGAACGGGCTAAAAAAGAAAATGAAAAGAAACGAGAAAGACTGAGTTTGTTGTTGCAGATTAAGGAGGCTATTAATTAATGTTTACAGAGCAACAACTAGCAGCATTCAATGCAATGAATCACGAACAGATTCAAAAAAGATTTAAAGAAATTCAAGATGAGGTCAACAAAAACGATCCTAATACAGACTTGGAAATGTTACAGGCGGAATTTGATATCTTGCAAAAACGTGACAAAGAGTTACAAGGCAAGGTAGCACAACGTCAAGCGTTCTTAGATACTATGGCAAAATCTATTGTAGATGAAGAAGAAACTTTTGTTGCACAACAGGAACAAGTTCGTGGCAAAGCACATCCATCAATGCCAAAAGGATTATCAGAACGTAAAAAAGGAATGGAAGACGATATGGAGTATCGTAGTGCGTTCATGGAATTCGTTCAAAAAGGAAAACAGTCAGAAATCTTAAGACAACGTAGTGCAGAAGCAGGTGTAGCAGCTGATCTAGGTATTTTAATTCCTGAAACAATTGTTCAGAAAGTAATGACTGAATTAAGTAAATCACGTGGTTACTTATACAATGCAGTATTACATACAAATTTCCGTGGTGGTGTTAAATATCCTATCGGTTCATTCAAGGCTACATTTAAACGTATTACTGAAACGTCAGTGTCTGATCGTCAAAAGGCCGGTTCTGTTACAGAATTTGTACAATTTGGATATTTGATTGGTGAAATTCGTTTAGCACGTACATTACTACAAACTGTATTGACTGTAAATGCATTTGAAACTGAATTAGCAAAAGTTATTGTAGAAGCTTATTTGGAAGCTATGGATCGTGAAATTTTAACAGGCCAATCTGAAAACAATGAGTGTGAAGGTATTTTAACAGAAGCTAATAAAGTAAGTGGACGTATTAAAACAGATCACATTATTGAATTTACGGAAGCAGAAATGAAAGATTGGAAATCATGGCAAACAAAATTATTTGCGAAGATTCCTTTGTCAATGCGTAAATTAAAGCCAGAGTTTGTTATGACTCCTGCTACATATGAAGCAAACATTAAAACATTGGCCGACGATAATAATCGTCCTGTTTATGCAGAAACATATAATCCTATTGATGGTGCAGAACGTGCTACATTCAAAGCCAGAACTGTTAATTTCGTTGAAAATGATACGTTCAAAGATTTTGATGAAGCAAAGAACGGTGAATATTTCGGAATGTATTGGGTAGGAAAAGAAGCCTATGCAATCAATTCAAACATGCAGTTTGGTGTGAAGAAATACTGGGATTATGAAAAGAATGAGGAAGTAACTCAGGCATTAGTTATCAATGATGGTAAAGTATTAGATCCTCAATACATCTTCTTGTTAAAAAAAAAAGTAGCTTAAGCAATGGAGATGTTACGAAAGATGAAAGCCAAGCAGGAACACAATCATTAAATGATGAAGAACCTACTGAAACTGATGAAGAACCTATTTTATTAGATGATGAGCCTAAGAAAACCACTCGAAAAAGCAGTGCAAAGAAAGCTTAGGTGATAGATAATGGCGTTCAATATTTCTGAAAGCCTTCTAGAACGTGTTAGAACTGCTGCTACAAGAGCAAAATCACGCGCATATGATGATGAAATCAAAACGTATATCAATGCATGTTTATACGATTTGGATAGATTAAATATCTTATTTGATGAGGATGATTTAGAAGATGAAATTGCAGTAGCGGTAATAACATATGTAAAGTCAAAATTTGGTACAACGGATGCTTCATATAAAGAATCAATGGCTAAAACATATGAGGATTTACGTCAGATTCTTATGACAGATAAATCCCATAAGAAGGTGACATAGTATGGCATATGAATATACTCGTGAGAATAATCTTTATTATGATGTGGCATATCTGATTGAAAAAGAAAGATATGTTGATGCAGATGGTGTGGAACATGTTAATGAAACGGAGAAGGAAGTATTTTGTCGAGTTGGTGGAATTTATTCAAAAGAATTTAATGAAGCCTACCAGGCAGGCATACAGTTAGCGTATAAGCTTGTTATTCCTACTATTGATTACAATGGTGAGACAACAGTGAAATACAACGATAAAAAGTATGCAGTTTATCGTACGTTCCCATCCGGAGATACGATTGAACTCTATGTTCAACAGGATGCTGGAGAATGGAAACAGTAAGACAACAAATCGTTGCTAAATTCACTGAACTTTTAGGTGAAGGACAATTTGTATATGGCAGTTTCAAGTCAAAACCCCATACTCCATACGGAAATTATGCATTGGATTATACAAACAATTACTTTGCAGACAATAGAACGTATTGCAAAATTGGAGTTTACATATACAGATTAGTGACTGATCAAAAAGATTTTGAATTAGAAGCTAAAATAGAAGACATGTTTGATGAATTAGAAATACCATACCAAACTATCACAGATGAAGATATAAAAGCTCAAAAAGTACACTGTACAGAATGGACGGTGACATTAGTTGGCCGTCAATGATGTATATTGCGATATGTCGCAGTTTGGGCCTGAAATTAGAAAGATGATTCAAGAATATAAAGAGCATTCTTTGGCGCAGATTGATAGAGCAGTAGAAGAAACTACAAAAGATTCTAAAGATATTATTAAAGCTAAGGCCAATGTAGATCATAGAAACACACGCAGAAAGGGCAAATATAAAAGGTCTATAACATATAAAATTGAGCGTGAGTTAGCTCATACACGCGGTGTTATTTATGCGAGTGGCCATGAATATTCACTGACTCATTTACTAGAAAACGGACATAATTTATGGAATTCTCCTAAACGTACACGTGCATTTGAACACTGGAAAGATGGAGAAACAAACGCAATCAAAGAACTGCCAAGTTTAATCGAAAAAAATTTGAAAGGATAAAAACTATGGCAGATAAAAACAAAGTACGATTCGGTCTAAAAAATGTTCATGTATGTTCTATTACGGAAGATGCAGGAGCAATTACATATGGTGCGCCTACAGCATGGAAAGGTGCTAAATCATTAACACTAGATCCGGAAGGTGAAACAAATACATATTATGCAGATAATATTGCGTATTTCACAACGAACACAAACAATGGATATTCAGGTAGTTTAGAGATGTCTGAAATTCCTGAAGGAATTGAAAAGATGATCTTCAATACAGTGACAACTGAAGAAGGTAACTTAGCAGAAGATGCAAACGTATTACCTAATAACGTTGCGTTAATGTTCCAATTTGAAGGTGATGTAAGTGCTACAAAACATATCTTCTATAAGGTTGTATTTGCTCGACCAAGTGTAGAAGGTGAAACAAAAGAAGAAAGCACTGATCCAAAAACAACATCAATGGATATTAAAGCCATTCCTGTTGAGAAAGATGATCATCAATGGGTAAAGTCAAAATGTCGTAAAGGTGATACAAATTATGAGAGTTTCTTTTCAACTGCTCCAAAATTACCTACTCCAAAAGTTGGTGAAATGAGCCAGAAAGAGGGTACACCAGTAGTTGTACAAAGTGATGATGGCAAGAAAGTGAGCGCATTATAAGAGGGGTATCCCCCTCTTTGTGAGGTTATATGGAACAGACATTAAAAATTGATGGTAAAAAATATAATTTATTGTATAAAGGAAAAACAGCTAGCATTTATAGAGATTGTTTCAACAGAGATTTGTTGGTGGATATTCAGGAAGTGCAAATTAAATTTGGTGAAGCTATCGAAAAAAATGTTCGTGAAGGAAATCCTGATCGAGATCCTTATTTCGTTTTATTGCAAGCAAACGGATCTTTATTTTTTGAAAGATTAGTTTGGGCATGTATCAAGACGTATGACACATATCATGGAAAAGAAACAAAAACATTCCAAGATTTTGTGGATGAAATTGAAAATTATGAAACCTATGTAATGAGCGGAGTTGTTATTCTAGAACAAATTATCAATGCGAATAAAGCAACTGTACAAAATGAATCAGATGAAGTGATTACAGATGATAAAAAAAAAGAAGTGTAAGCTACACTGATTTAGTATTGGGCGGATTAAATTTAGGATTAAAAATAGATGAAATAGAGGATATGGGCATAGGAAGATTGTTTGATTTGATTATTGCGCGTGGGAATATGCAGTCCAAAGCGAATAATTCAAAAAATAAAATTCGTATTCGTAAAGCAGTCCAAAGCGACTTTGACAGATTTTAGGAGGTACTAAAATTGTCAGGTTACAGTCAAGTAAGAGGTATCTCCGTAAAAATTGATGGAGATACTACAGGCTTTCAAAAAGCAATTAATAAAATAAAATCCGAAACAGCAGGATTAGATAAAACAATGTCGAAACTGAAATCTTCTATGAAATTCAACGAAGGAGATTTTCAGTCATTTGCGACATATCAAAATCTATTAAAAGATAAGATTCAAAACACAACTAAGCAATTAGAAGTCTATAACAAGAAACTGATGAATTATCCAAAGACACAGAAGCAGTGGGCAAGCGCTGTTGATGCTGCTTCAAAGTCTATTGATAATTACAATCATACATTTAGTTCTTTGAATAAAGAATATGCAGACAACAACAAACAAATAAGTGCATGGAAAGAAGCAATATCAAATGGTACACGTTCGGCAGAACAAGGCGAAGATGCTATTCGAAGATTAGCTTCAAGAAACGTAACTTTAAAAGAAGCTATGGATGATTGCACTGCTGGTATTGCTGAGCAGAAAAAATCATTGGTTGATTTAGGCAGTACGTATGAAGATTCTCAACGTACATATCTAGGATTAAAAGCAGGTGCTTTAGGGCTTAAGAATGAATTGGCCGGTATGTCAAATGAATTCATTTCAACGAATGAAAACTTGTTAAGGTTATATGACACGTTAGGGAAAGTAAGTTCAAAAGCAGACCAGTTTGCGAACACTGTAAAACCATTGTCTATGTTATCTTTTGCAGGCATTGCAGCCGCTACTAAGACGGCTATTGAGTTTGAAGATGCATGGACAGGTGTTACAAAAACGGTGGATGGAACACCTCAACAACTTACTAAAATCGACGATGGATTAAAGAATTTAGCACAGACAACATCTAGTACTTATCAAGATATTGCACATTATGCAGAACTAGCAGGACAAATGGGTATCCCTACAGATTCTATTGTTGGATTTACTAAGACGATTACGCAATTAGGAGATACTACAAATCTTGTTGGTGAAGAAGCAGCACAAAGTATTGCCAAATTCTCAAACGTAATGGTTTCACAGTCTAAAAAGACAAATACATATTATTCTCGTTTAGGTTCTACAATCGTAGATTTGGGAAATAAATTCTCAACTACTGAATCGGATATTATGGATATGGCTACTAGGCTAGGTGTTGCAGGAAAAATGGTTGGTTTGAATTCGAACCAAGTATTAGGATTATCTACTGCATTGTCTTCATTAGGTATTGAAGCGGCCGCTGGTGGTAGTTCTGTTTCCAAAATGTTAAAGAAGATTGATTTAGCTGTTTCTACAGGAGATGAAAATCTATCAAAGTTTGCAGAAGTATCAGGTATGACTTCTCAACAATTCCAAAAGGCTTGGGGAGAAGATGCAGCGGGAACATTCTTAAAGTTTGTAGAAGGTATTGGTAAATCAAGTGATGTTACAAAAACTCTTAATGACTTAGGCATCACAGAAATTAAACAAGCGCAGTCAATGGGTGCTTTAGCTCAAAGTTCGGATGTATTGGCAAACGCATTAAATGTTTCTAAAAATGCATGGAATGACAATTCAGCAATGGCAAACGAAGCAGAAAAACGTTATGCGACATTGAAATCTCAATTATCTCAAACATGGGAAGCTGTTAAACAAGCCGGTAATGAATTAGGCCAGGCATTTACACCTACCTTAACAGATCTATTAAAGATAGTAAAAAAGGCAGCTAACGCATTCTCTAACTTAGATGAAGGAACGCAACAGACAATCGCAAAGATGTTGTTGTTGACAGCAGCCGCTTATCCAACCGCAAAAGGTGTAAGTAAAGTTGCTGGTGCAACACAAAGTGCTGTTAAATTCTTTACTAAAGCACATCCAGGTTTACAAAAGGTAGCTGATGGATTTGGGGATGCTGCAAAAGCAGGAGATTTAGCAAGTACTTCTATCATCTCATTAGGAAAAGGTTTTGTGTTAACACATCCAGCAATCACGGCTGTTACAGTTGCACTTGGTGCTTTCGCAGGTGCTGTTGTTTGGGCCGATAAAAAACGCAAGGAAACAATGGAAACTGCAAATAAAGAGCTTGCATATAAAGATACAGATTATGCAGTTACATTAAAAGTTATTGATGGTTATGATAAGTATGCAAAGTCAATGTCAAAAACTAAGACAAGCATGGGTGAAATTGTAACTCAGTATATGCAAAATAACAAAACTGCAAGTCATTTGATGAAAACAATTGAAGATCTTAACGCAAAAGAATCTTTAAATGCTACACAAAAGACTATGCTAGCAGAAGCAGTTAGAGAGTTAAATCAACTTTATCCTGATTTGGGAGTAGAGATTGATGAAAATACTGGCAAGCTAAATCTTAATGAGGATGCGAACTATAAAAGTATTGATGCAATCAAAGAAAGAATCACTCAGCTTCAAGAAGAAGCAAAACAAGAAGCACTTGCTAGTATCGCAAAGAAAAATGCCGCTGCTCAATTGAAAGCGGAATTAAAAAATGCAGAGCTTACGGAAAGTATAAATACTACAACGGATTCATTAAGAAAATTAAGTGCAGAATATGCTAACGGTAAGATGTCAATGCAAGATTATATGAATCAATCAAGTGCATTGAAGGAATCAATTAATACATTATGTACGGATTTAGCGGATTCTTATACGAAATTGCACGAAACGCAGACACAATCCATTCTTCAATCTAACTACTTAGAAACACAGTCGTTTGAACAGATGGGAACGACTATGAAGGCACAGTTGACTGATATTGCAGCACAGGCAGCGCAATCAGGTATTCAAATTCCACTTGGTATTCAAGAAGGAATAACTAATGGAACTGCAAATGCGGTAGAAGCAGCCAACTATATGGCTACTTTAATGAATATGAATCAACTTGTTGACGAAGCTGGTATGATTGGTGGCTCAATTCCAACAAGTGTAGCAAATGGAATCCTGGCAAATTGTGGAAGCATTTCAGAAGCTACTAACGCAATGAATAGTTTGATTACATTGGCACAGGCGGTTCAAGCTGCCGGAATGGAAGGACAAGAGATTCCACCAACAATCGCCGAAAAAGTTGCAAGTGGTCAAGAAACAGTGGGTGAAGGGGTAGCAGAAATGATGTCGTTGACTGACCAAAATATGAAAGATGCCGGTGATAAGATGTTGAAAGATTCCCAAGACAGCATTAAAGGAATTGCTGATGCATTTGCGAATGACGGAACTACATCGGCTGCTGTTGGAAAAATGGGTGGAAAGATGGAACAAGCATTACAACCATCTTTAGATAACATGGTTACAAGTTCTGCCAAAGCTTATGCGGATATTAAGTCTAATATCGACAAAGCTCAAAACTATGCTGACAGTCATCCTATCACGTATACAGAAACAACAAAAAAGAAGACAGTTGTTGAAGGTGATAACAATAAAAAATATTTCCCACAATCTTTGTTTAATGCTGGTAGACCTGTAGTTGACAAAGATATTATGCCAATGAGTGCAGATAAGATTGCTACTTATTCAGATATCAGTCCTTATGCTTCTGTTGCGAATGCTACAACAGCTATTATGAGTGGATCTACATCACGTAGTGTTGGAAGTGTAGGTAATGTAAATTTGAGCGCAATCACAAACAGATTGGACCGAATGATTAATGCGATTGGAAATTGTGATTTAACAATCAATCTACAACCAATGCAATTGGACGGAAATGTTGTTACAGATACTGTACAAGAAATTGTTTCAATTCGAGATATGCTAAAAAATATAGGGAAAGGAGTAGCTTAGAATATGTATACATTACAATTCACACCTGAAAATCAACCATATACAATTTACAAAAATATTAGTAATTTGTTGAAGATAACTAGTGCTCCAATTATCCCTTTTTCGGAAGAAATTGTAGAAACATCAGAAATGGGAGACGGTACAACATCGTACCGTCACACTGGTGTTCTTAAAGATAAAACGATTGAGGTTTCTTGTAATTTTGTAGTTCAAAGCAAAAAAGAAGCTAATGAAAGATTGTATGATATTAAAAAATATTTTGCAGGTGGAAAAGGATTGTTAAAATTCCCAGATGAAGATTCAGATCATTTTTGGAAAGTGAAGAACATAGAATATAACATTTCGGAAAGATGGCATGGTTTCGCATTTTCATTGACTATCAAATTCACTGTTGATGGATATAGATATATTGATAAATACGCTAGGCCTATGCAGATTTCGGTATTTGACATTACATCAATTGTAAATCTTTACGAACCGTCATATCCTACTTATAAATTCTATAACACATCAGAAAAGACTGGCTGGATTTCTATTACTTCACTTACTCATAACCGAAGTTTTAAAATATATCAACCGTTTGCTAAAAAATATAATTATTATCAACCGGGTAGCATTGATAATGCACTGGCTGTTAAATACATAGAAATAAATTCTGAAAATGCATATATGAAAACTGTTTATGAAAATGGATATTTCGAATATACAACATTAAAAACAGAAGGATCATTTGAAAATTTAAAAATTGAATATGGGTCAAACGATATAGTTATCAATACAGAAATTGGTTTGATTCGTACTGAAATATTCAGAAACTTTAAGGAGATTTGACAATGATACATTTATTTCTATCTAAAAAGAATACAACATATCAACAAATGATTGAGCGAAATGGAGATATTGTTCTTAAGAACTGTAAAAGCGCAAAAGCAACTTTTGAAAGAAACTCAATCTGGTATGTGGAAATTGAATTTCCGAAGAGTGAATTATTAGGAATGAAAATTTCAGAAGAATCTGTTTTTAAAGTAGATTTAAATTTTGAAAAAGCGCAACTATTTAGAATAGTTTATTTTAAAGAAAATAGAATTTCTGATACTTATGTATGTTATGCAACGCATATATTCTTTGACTCTCAAAAAGAAATATTTGTATTTGATGATCGTACAGTGAATTCAACGTGGGATGGAGCTATTAAAACTGCCAATGATATTATCGAAAAATCAAAATCTAAATATCCGTATCATGTTTATGGTGATAGGTGGTACGAAGATTACAAAAATATAAAGCCAGAAGATGGTAGAGAAGTACATATTCACAATGCTTATAAAACGGATTTGTGTGTAGATGTTCCATCAGCAAACGAGGATATAGCTACACAATTGCAAATGTTTAAGGCTAACAATTCACCTGCTCAAACATTTGTTTTAAAAAAATTTTCGGATGAAATTAATGGAATTCATGAAATCTGGTCTTTTATGTCGATATGCTCATGCAGATGGATATGTGCTGAGAATTATGAAGACAAAAATTATTCTAAAATCGAAACATATTGGCTTAGAAATAATCCATCGAATACAAATATGCATTGGGAAGATTATTGGGGACTTATCTATTTGCCAGAAGCTAATGGATATAAAATCGTTAGACCTACCGATAAAAACTACAATTGGTGGCCAGGCGGTGATGGAAGCGGTTTAACGCAAGGAGTGAAAATACAACTATATTCACACGGAATAGGTAACAAATCACAAAGTCTTTGTTGGCAATTTGAAGATAAGGAATCAACTCAAACTGCTTATTGGGTTCGTTATAATTTGATTCAATGTCTGTTTGGAAGTGAAGAAAATTCTATGATGAACAGATGGCCTGAATGCGAAGAACGTAGATATGTTGCGATGTTTGATAATTATGATTGTTATTTTGGCAAACCTAATGGTTATAAAGCAGCGTTAAAGCCGAAAGAGTTCTATGTTGGTTATAAAGAAATTGTTGACTACACAAAAAAAGTATCTATGGAAAATGTTGTTACTGGAATAATTCCAAAGGCATACAATGGAAGAATTTTGCCAAATAACGAGATAGTTAAATCAAGTAAATGGGATGAGAATGAAATACACCGCATTGAAATGAAAGAGTATTCGGATGTTAAATTAATTGCCGATGATTCATCGGCCACAAAAACTACGTTTGGTGTATTCAAAAACGAATCTAATTTGCAAGCGTATTTAAGATACATTGCTGGCAAAGATTTAAAAAATGAATTGCAAAATTCGGATACGGAAACAACTATAAAATTTGAAAAATTATTTGGATCAAACATTCCTAATGCAAATCAATTAAAATTGAATGATGTTATTTATGTAGATACAAATAATTCTGGTAAAAGAGAAAGATTTTATTTAAATAAAATGACATATGATTTAATCAAAGAAATGCCAGATGAACTTACTCTTATATTGGAAACGGAGGTATAACATGGCAATTGTATATTCAAATGTAACTGTAAGCTTAACTAAGCAAACATCTGTACCTATAGTTGAAATGGTACAAGGTGATACAGGAAGAGGATTGGATGTATTCGTCAGTGACGATATTATCACTGACCAAGTAGCGTATACGGATGATAGCTTAACCGCTACGTTATGGGCTACTAAGCCTAGTGGATTAATGGTTAGTATGGATGCTACATCTGTATCTAGATTTCAAAATTCGAATGCTTACGAAATTAAATTTTCAGATCCAGAAATATTCCAACAGATTATTGCTGAGGTTGGCATAGTAAAATGCCAAATCAATGTTCTGATGAGTGGTGAATTTGTAACGTCTGTTCCTATTAAAATTAATGTAATTGAAAATATGGCAACAGCGTTTTATTTGGAATCTAAAGAAGAATTTAGAAATGCTATTGAATTGATGGCAAAACAAAGAGAATACATCAGAGTTTTAGAAGATTATATTAGTCAATTCCAAGAACAGTTAAAATTGACTGTAAATGTGCGTTATGGAACTAGTGATCCTACTGTTTTATCAACGGACAAGCAAGGTGATATTTATATCAAATACAAGGAGTAGAACATGGGAATTGTAGCAAATTTAGACTATAGCCAATACTTGCGCGTATCATTTGATGTGTACAATGAACGATATGAAGGTGCCTATCCTAACTTAAGATACAAAGCTAATGTTCGCTTTAAGATTACAGGCCAATTCGCTATACAAGCGTATAATACAGTAAAATTTGGTGGATTAACATGGTCAGGATACATGAATTATGGATATTATACACAAGATACAGGGTGGATAAATATTCCTGGTGAAATAAATGAATCTATGGGATGCAATAGGCAACGAAACTTTTCTTTTAACTGTAGCATTAGTGGTTGGCCAAATTTAAGCGGAACGGCCAGTGTAACAACACCTTTGATTTCAGCACCTGAGTTTGATACATCAATATCTGATATAGATGTAGAATCTTTGGTTATCAATGGAAAATTAAAAAGTAATCCATACAATTTGTATTGTCTAAGGGTATGGTCAAAAGATAAAAATGGATTTATTTCAAATAATTTAAATGGATCTTTAACTGTTGATGGATTAACACAAAAAACACAGTATGAATTTCATGTTGAGGTATGGAAAGCTGATTTAAGTGGATCGTATGTTAGCCAAAAAATATTAACTGCAACCACACTAGAGAATTATCCTGAAATAAACATTGAAAGTGTTGATTTTGTAATAACGGAAGTTGATTCAGAGTATGACAACGTAACACTTACTGTGCATACGTCAGATGATACTCATGTAAAATCTTGCACGTGGGGAACGCGTGGAAATTACAAAGTATCTGAAGGAACGAGTACCACATACAATAATCTGCCTAAAAACTTAGAATTTGACTTTGAAGTAACGATAGAAGATACACTTGGACGAACCAGCAAACCGTTTGAATTTAAATTTAACACAACATTCACTTATATGGAAGCGTGGGTATTTGTTGGCGGAGCATGGAAACGGGGGTATTCCATGGCTCTTGGAAGAATGAATAAACCAAAACTAGATAGTGGAATAAGTGCATATTCTTCTGGCGTAGGAAATAGAGATACTTATAACCTTGTTAGATTAAGTGCATATGATGGTTTGGAATGGCATCAAGCAATACCTTATAAGGAGGAATAAAATGGAAATTAAAAGAGATCATATTTTCATAAATCAAGGAGATACTATTTATACAGATATTTTAATTAAGTATAAGAATGGACAAGTATTTGTTCCTGGTAAGGATGATTCTTTAGAGTTTATTATTTATAAAGCTGGAAAAGAATTTATTAAAGTTTCGGTTGATGAATCTCTAAAGGTGATTTGCCAAACGGATGAACTTTCTGTTGGTGTTTATAATTGGATGGTTCGTATTGATGTGAACGGAATTAAAGAAACACCGTTAAAAGGAATTCTTCAAGTGAAAGGAGACTAGAAATGGATGGATTAAGAGCTACATTAAGTTTCGATATAGATACGCATGATTACGATGATGAGTACATTTATGTTGATTATATAACTAGAGAAATTAAAATCCCAAATCTAAATAAAGTGTTTGGTACTCAATATGATAAAGATTCTATGCTTGTAAAATTTAGGGTTTTAAATGCAGTAAGTGAAGTGTTTAAAATGTCCGATTCTGTAATACGCATAAATTGGAAAGATTCGTCTAACAAAACAGGTACTACACTTGCAGTTAACAATAGAATTGTTGGAGATTCGTATGAATTTGATTGGATTGTGCCTGGAGAAGCTTTAAAAAATAAAGGACAACTGTTTTTTGTGGTAAAAGCTACAAAAACAAAAGAAGGAACAGATGAGATTGAAAAGATATGGGGTTCAAAACTAGCTCAAACTTTAGTGCCTGAAAGTATATATGTAAAAATTAGTACATTAACTCAAGCTGAAAAAGATCAAGTGGCAGAGATGCTAATGCTTGTTGATTCTAAGGTTAAGCAAGCAAATACAACTTTAGAAAATAAAAAAAATGAGTATTTGAACGAACTGGTCGTTGAAGGTGATAAACAAGTTAAACGACTTGCGGATTTAGGTTTATATGTAGATGAAGAAGGATACATTGTGCAGGAGGTAGAAAATGAGTAGAAAAAGAATTTTGACAGACGATACAGGACAAGAAATTGCAAAAGCTTTATCTGTAATTGCTCAAACAAATATCGCACATTCCAATATGGATTGGAATAGTGTTCAAACAATCGTTGCAGATGGAGCAGGAGAAAAAGCATTTGCTATTGGTACGCAATTAATCGAGAAATGGACAGATACCGCAGAATCAAAGGAATATGACATGCCATGGCAAGTAAATCATTTTGAAGATGTAACTTTAGAGGATGGAGAAGTCGTACCTGGCATGTGGTTACAATCGCACTATACTTTGCCTTTTGGTATTCAATTCTCACACCAAAGGGCTTTCATAGCATGCCCTGATGGATTGAAAGCAGGAACCTATCATTTCGACTTTGAACGAGACTGGGGGACCCACGTAAAGGCAGGCATCAGCTATCAGTTCACATTAACAAAAGCCGTAGAAAAAGGTGGAAGGCTTGCAGGCTGCTACGGCGCACCAAGTACCGCGCCAACAAGTTGGAAAGTATATTCATATAGTAAAGACGGGATTACGTTGAACGAAACTGTTAACGTAACACAGGGAAGTAACGGTACAAATATCGGTACAATTCCCTACCAAAAAAGAAGTGGAAACCTAAATTCAATGCAAGAAATGGCTTTCGGTTCGAACAGATGGAAAACCTCTGCTTTACGGCAGTACTTAAATTCAAACAAACCAAAACTAAAATGGTGGACTGCACAAGACCAATGGGATATTTGCCCTGACCAATTAGCTTCTAAAGATGGATTCCTTTGTGGTATGCCTGAGGAAATGCTAAATTGTTTGAAAAAAGTAAAAGTAGTTACTTATGCCAACACTGTAAATGATGATGGCACAGAGGATATTACTTATGATTACGTTACCTTAACTTCGCTATCTCAGATGTTTTTTAAACCACAAACAAGTGGAGAAGGAGATGCCCATACCTATTGGAAAAGAAGAAGCGGGCGTACCACTCCTTGCAATTTGTTTCAGAATTATCCAAATATGGTCGAGTATTCAGTTGATAATAAAACATCACCTCAGTCCGTCTGTTTGCGTTCAGCCAACCAAGACAATACGAATCTTACGTGGTATGTGTACAGTGAAGGCAGTGCCAATGGACAGTACGCTTTTAACGAACTTAAATTCACACCACTTGTTTGTATCGCCTAGAAAGGAGCTTTCAAATGAAAATCAAACAACTTGAAACAACAATCGAAAGACAAGCAGAAGAAGAATATCAAGCTTCTCAAGTCCAATCCACAAAAGATGAATTAGAGAATCAGAAATTCATCACTCAGTATGTAGCATGCATGGCAGGAATAGAGCTACCGGAGGAAGAAACGGAGGAAGTCAATTATGTACAGAATCTTGAGTAATCAAAAAAGAAGAGTTATCGAAGGTAAATATGACAAAGACAGTTTCATTTTCTTAGTTAAGCAAGCTTTTGAAAAAGGAAAAATCACGGAAGAACAGAAAAACGATCTGATTGAATTTGATGATGAGTGAGGTTAAAAATGAACGGTGAATATCTTAGCGTTATTATTTCTGCATGTATGCTTGTAATTGCATTTATTACGTATAATCGTGGCACACGTAAGATGGATGGAGAGCAAATATCCAATATGGCATTTTTGAAGAATGAATTGGAACATATTAAATCGGATTTAAGTGATATAAAGGATTCAATTTCAGAAATTAAAAAAGGAAGTAATTCAATGGAAGTGGAGCTTTCTCAAATAAAAGAACAAATAACTACTTTGTTTAAACGTGTAGAAGCGTTGGAGGATCGTAATAAAAATGGATATTAAAGATGCAAACAAGAAACTTCAGAATGTAGAAGAAAAAGTAGATAACATTTATGGTTTTTGCTCAAAATTAATTGATAGAAACTATAAAACAAGTAGAACGATTATTACGGTTTTAATCCTAGTAATTATTGTTCTTTATTCTACTATTGTTTGTCGTGGTTATTGGAAAGATGATCATGCGAATAATTGTTCTTGCGAAGTTAAAAACCACGAATTTAATTAAAGAGGTGGTTTATATTAACAAAGCTAACAGATTAAAAGAGGTACGTCCTAACGATGCATTAATACTTATCAAATCTGTTGGATTAAGAAAGAAATATGAACAGGTTTTGATTATGAGATACGTATATGACATGTCATGTACTGAAATTGCAGATGCATTACATATGGAAGCACAAACCATAAGGAACAGAGTATGCAAAGCAAGAAAAATGTTCGATAAATATGTGAGCAATCTATAAAGGTTGCTCATTTTATTTTGGGTATTTTATGAGTATTATTCGAGTATTAAATTATTTATTACGTAACCATATAATTAAAGCGTAAAGAGGTGGTTGAAATGTATAACAATTATAATCCAGCACAAGCACGAATTGACAGCTTGATGCAGCAAAGACAAATGATAGATCAACAAATTCAGCAAGTACAACAGTATGCAAATATTCCACCTATCAATATTAATAATCAGATTACACCACAACAACAAGGTAATTTTGATTTTAATGGAAAATGGGTGAATGACGAACAGGAAGCTAGAAACTTTGCGAATGCAAATTTACCAACGATTTTATTTGATAACAATAAATCTATTTTTTATATGAAATCTTTAGATGGAACATTTAAAAAATTTAAATTTGAAGAAATCACGGAAGATACTTCTAACAGTATCGAAAATCGTGTGGATGGAATTGAAAAGAAGTTAGATGAGTTGATAGGTGCATTAAGCAAACCACCAAAACAAGCTAATGAACAACCAAAGAAAGGAGCACAAACAAAATGAATCCTTTAAAAAGTATTATGAGTAATATGAATCCAATGAATATGATGAATATGGGAAATCCTCAACAAATGTTAATGAATATGCTATCACAGAAAAATCCACAAGCGTTTCAACAATTTCAAATGCTTATGAATAGTGGCCAAAATCCACAAATGATTTTAAATCAGATGATGGGTAATTTAAATCCCCAACAAAAACAACAACTTCAACAAATGGCAAAACAGTTTGGAATCAGGTAACAACGGATAAACCGTTATTATAGAAAGAAAGGAGAACATATATGATGGAAAACGGAATGGGAATTCAACCAACTTACAACTTAGCCGAAAGAAATGACGGCTTTGGAGACGGAGGAGGTTGGTGGATTTGGATCTTGCTAATCTTCGTATTATTTGGATATGGAGGATATGGCAACGGAAACCTAACAAATGATTCTTTATTAAATGAAGAATTCATTAAACGAGACATTTTTAACACAAACACAAATGTATCTCAAACAGGTTGTCAAACTCAACGTGATGTATTAGAAAGTCGCTATACTAATCAGTTAGGACTTCAAAACTTGCAAGCTCAACAACAAGAATGTTGCTGCAACACTCAAAGAGCAATTGACAATGTAAATGCTCAAAGTTTCAAAAACACTTGTGACATTACAACAGCAATTCATTCAGAAGGTGAAGCAACACGTGCGTTGATCAATGCAAACACTATGCAAGAATTACGTGATCGTTTAGCTGATCGTGACCGTGATTTATTGACGGCTAATTTCCAATTAAGTCAACAGGCACAGTCTGCAAATATCATTAATACTTTGCAACCAACACCAAAACCAGCTTACATTACATGTTCACCATATTACGCTTATAACAACGGATGTGGATGTAATGGCTACAACAACTTATAATCTAGCACATATGTGATTAGGCAATTGCCTTTGGATTTAATGGGATAGTCAAAAGGCTATCCCTATTTTAATAGGAGGATAAAAAATGATTAATAGTATTGCTACGGCTGTTCAGACAGTCGATAATTCAAGTAATGTATTGTTTCCTACAGACCGTGTAAGAAGTAAATCGTGCCAGTGTCCATGTAAAGGATGGTTGGCACATGATCTAGGAAGTGGATTGTTTACACTAACAAAGCCAGGTATCTATGAAGTAACTTATACTGCGGATATTACGAGTGCAGCGGCAGGACAAGCTTCTCTAGTGCTTGAACTAAACGGAGAAGTAATTGGTGGAACACAATCTATTTATACTGTTGCAACTGCAAGTGCGTATGGAAATGTAAGTGGAGACACTTTGATTCAAGTTCCATGTGGCGCATCTTATACAATTGCATTAGCAAATAACAGTGGTTTGGATTTATCTGTTCAAAATGCAAACATCATTATTAAAAAGATTGCGTAGGTGAAAAATATGCACAAAGCAATGGAAGTTAATGAGAAGATAATGCATGAGTCAGCAAATATGTTAGAGAAACATGGTTATTCAGAATCTTATTTTCATGCATTGTCTCAAGCTTTGGATAATATTAAAGACATTTAAACGATAGAAGCAATGAGAAATAAATATCAAATTGAGATAGGAAAAGATGGAGTTTCAACTGTTGCAAGATTAAAAGAAGATAATGATGGATATAATATTCATGATCCAGAAACAGAAGATATTGTTTATAAGCTTGCAGAACATTTGAAAAAATATAAAGCGTTCAAAGAAGAATATGAGCGTACAAAAGGTGATATGGATTTAGAAAAGTCTCATCGTGAATTAGATAAGACTATGAAATGTATGCAACAAATCGTAACTATGATTCATGAATGCGTTGATTCAGATGAAGAAAAAACAATGATTAAGACACATATACGAGACATGTTTAATATGTATCAATAAGGCCGTTAAATACGGTCTTTTATTTTGTACAGTGTACAAACGATTTAAATACTATTATTAGGATAGGAGGTATTTGTAAATGAAAAAATATAGTAAAGAATGGTGGATTCAATATGGCTATTATGCAAGTATCAGAGCATTAAAGACGATTGCTCAAACTGCTGTTGGTGTTATTGGAGCATCTGCATTATTGGAATCCGTTGATTGGCGAGTTGTAATTTCGTCAGCTGTTTTATCAGGCGTTGTTTCTTTGTTAACAAGCGTTGGCGGGTTGCCTGAAATTAGTGTACCAGAGGAGGAATAATGATGAGTGATAAAGAAAAAGTAGTAGATTATGATGATTTGCCAGGAGAAGCAAAAGCAGAACTGTCGAACGGAAAAGAAGAAGGTGAAGAAGAATGTCTTACTCAAGGTTAGCAAGTAAATACATTCCTGCAAGTGCAGACAACTATATGCGCGGTAGAGGAGGTTACAAAGTATGTAAGATTACACCGCATCATATGGCTTGTCAATGGTCAGCAGAGACTTGTGCTAGATCATTTCAGGTAGCTGGAAGGGAAGCTAGTGCCAACTACTGTATTGGTTCAGATGGTACAATTGTTGCGAATGTCGACGAAGAAAATCGTGCATGGACATCAAGTAATTACTACAATGATTGTCAATCAATTACAATTGAAATTGCTAACGATAATACAGATACGTGGACAATCTCACCAAAAGCATGGAATGCATTGGTAAATCTATGCGTGGATGTATGTAAACGATATGGATTCAGATTGAATTACACTGGTAATGCGAATGGCAGCTTAACCGAACATAGAATGTTTACTGCAACCGCTTGTCCGGGCCCTTATTTGCATTCGAAAATGCCACAGTTAGCACAAGAAGTAAATGCTAGATTAGATGGTCAGACTGTAGCACCAACGCAACCAAGTAGTCCAAGCACTCCAAGTGGTGAGAAGTACTCAGTTAGTACACCTATCTGCACAAATACATTAAGTGTCAATTGCTATGGTACAGGTAAAGTTTATAAAGGCGATTGGAATGGTACGATTGGTAGAGTGATTAAAGGTGCCAAATATCCGTATCGTGTAGATCGTAATGGAGTAGCTATCGGGTGGACAAATGATACAGGTATTGATACAGACCCTCATATTCCTGGAGGAAGTGCTCAATCAACACCGACTGTATTAAACAGTATTCCTTCTGATTTTAATAGAGAAAGTGCTACATTCTATCCAAACATTACTTTAAAGATTAGAAAAGCACCTACAGAAAAAGGCATTGATACTGGATTTTACTACTCTAACGGAATGTCCGTTCAATACGACGGATATGTAAAACGTGAAGGATTCGTTTGGATTAGTTGGATTAGTGCTTCAACAGGTGAACGTCGTTGGATGAAAGCTGGTGTGCTAAATTCGAAAGGATACAATACCAATCCATACGGAAGATTTGTTTAAGGATGAAATTTATAAAAAATAAAATTTATAAAAAAAGATTGACATAATATAGTTTATACTGTATTATCTTTCTTGCGTGAAGCAGTGAGGTACATTTTGGGGTACAGAACAACAAAGTGTTATCAAAACACGCAGATAATGATGTAAATAACATCAAACATCAATAGATATGATGTATTTATATAATCCCCTCATCTGCTCCATTTAAAATTAAATATTGGTCCAGTGGTGTAGTGGTTAACATGCCTCCCTGTCACGGAGGAGATCGTGGGTTCGAGTCCCATCTGGACCGCCATTTAGAAATTAAAGTCATCTTTGGATGACTTTTTTTCTTTATATTGACTATTTTTTTGTTTCTTAGTTTAATAAACCTATGATTATTAATGCAAGTGGAAGAACAGATATTGTCGCCTATTATATGGATTGGTTTGTGAACCGATGGAATGAAGGATATTTTGACGTAAGAAACCCTTTTAATCCAAAACTTGTCAGTCGTATCTTTGTATCGGATGTAGATATGATTGTATTTTGCACAAAAAATCCATTGCCATTATTAGATACAATACATTTATTTTCTGTACCCATTCAGCTACAAGTTACCATCACTGGATACTTTAAAGATATGGAGCCTAATGTTTTGGATAAGAAACAAGTCATTGAATGCATTAAAAAGCTATCATCTTATTTAGGCAAAGAAAACGTATGTGTTCGATATGATCCTATCCTTTTGAATTCCAAATATAATGTTGATTATCACGTTCGTGCTTTTAACAAATTATGCACAATGTTAAAAGGATACGTATCTAAAATGATTGTTTCTTTTGTGGATGATTATAAAAATGTTCGAAATAATCATTTGGATTATCATGAACCATCCAATGAGGAATATCTTAAATTAAAAGAAGAGTTCGAAAAAAACAATATAAAGATCATTAGTTGTATGGAAAATAAATATCAAATTGGTGATAAAAAGGATTGTTGCATCAGCATTAAATATGCTTTTGAAAGAACAGGCAAGCTTTTTAAAGAGTGGAAGGCAAGAGATTGCCATTGTGTGAATATGGTAGATGTTGGTGCTTACAATTCTTGTTTACACGGATGTAAATATTGTTATGCCAATTTTGATTCGAAACAAATTGTGTCAAACTATAAAATGCATGATGTGAATTCTAGTTTATTGATTGGACAATTGAATTTGGATGATCAAATCAAAATACGAAGAAAATAAAATGGGTGAAGTCAATTGGCTTCACTCATTAATTTTGTATAGATTTTTGTTAGTTGCTCTTTTTCATCATTTGTCATTTTTCTTTCGGTCGCATCATGACTTTCTAATGTTCCTTCATGTCCATCAATGACTTTTCCATCCTTTACCACAAGTACTAAAGGAACGTATAAGGTTAGAATACCTTCATCATTATTGGACATATAATCTTGGATATATGGTTCAATAATCGCTTTTTGCTCATCCGTGTAAAGACGATTTTTTTCTTCATCTCTTACCTTTACATATTGGATGTCGATTCCGTTTTCTTTGGCCACTTTCTTTAAAATGGGTTTTGCTTCTTTGCACCAAGGACAACTTGAAAATCCGAAATATAAAACACCTGATTTTTCTTGTGTAAAATATTGAATAGCTTCATCAAAACTAATTTCATTAAAATTAGTTTTTGTGTCATCTTTTGTGTTGCATGTTTTTTCTTCACTTGTAACATCACAAGCCTTTTTTGAAGTTGAAGTTGTACTCTTTGTTTGTGCTTGACACGCACATAATGTAAGACTTAAAAGTATGAGTAAAAATTTTTTCAT